CCGGAAGGATCAATGGTCGAAGCCCGGGGAAGTAGCTCATGAAATACCACGTCTGAATGCCGGTGATCGCCATCGAGAAGTGAACCTGCGGTCGATACTTGGCGGGAAGCTCCCCGTCGAGTAGATAGTCAACATGCGTGTCAACCCCGGGACATTTGATCTCCAGCCCGTGAATCACTTCGTCGATCATGAGCAGACCGTCTGGTGAGCAAGCCAAGCACGGGTGAAGTGTCGATTGCAGAAGCCCCACGGTATCGACAGCGTGACCTGTGATCTCGGTGAACTCATCGCGAGCGATCGGCTCGTGATCATGTCCCCACTGTGTCGCTGCGTTACCAGCGAAGGCGTGAGGATCGTCAATGAGACATTCCCGCGCTAGTTTGCGCATCAGCCCTTTCGATGCCGCTGCGAGCTTGCCAGTCGGCGTGATGATGCCAGCCGCCTGCGATGCCGTTAGCTTGCCCTTGCGAGCGTTAAGCCATTCGTCGGTGCCTTGGTCGATGTTGATGATGTGGTAGTTCATTGTTCTTCGATGAATTTTTTAATGGTTGTGTTATTCTCATGGTGGAACATTGGCTCTATGCTTGCTCGCAATACTTGTCCAGTGATGTAGCTTACCTCTGCAAAGATTACCATCGGCTTGGGCTGAGCGCGGTAGTCATGAGCCGCGAAATTCCAAAGCGGTTCACCGTGTGTTAATGCCCACGTGTTTTCTGCACGCGACATATACTCGACCTTCCCGCCGTTTTTGTGGTGCTCAATCACCGCAATCATCTCGTCGTGTGTCATAATGCCTCACCTCCTTCCTCGGTCGTGGCTTCGATCGCTGGGAGCATCGGTGCAAACGGATTGATTGCTTCCGTGCGCACGGTCGGAGTGACATTGCGAGCCTGTGCAACGTCCAGATCGTAGTCTTTCTCAAAATGCTCGCGGATTTCGGGCGAAAGCTCAATCCATTTAGATGCACGGTGAAACGCTGTCTTTTTCGCCATTTCATCGAAGTCTGTGAGCCAAGGATGCGACTTGTTGTATTGCATCGCTGACTTGTAACCTTGCGAACGATTGCGGATTTGCTCTACTTCCTCGCGAGTCATGATTTCGCACTTTTCGCCGCCGTCCTTGAACTGAATCAGGCAATAGTAAGCGTAAGCATTTCCCCTTGGTTTTTTGTAGTCGATGGTATGACGTTCGATCTTGCCGCGATTGACAATAAACTCATCATTTTCGCAAACTTTGTCGGCATGGATGCTGGCAATGTTTCCGCATCTCATTGCGAGTTCAACTTTTCCTTTGTAGTCTACCACCAGTGTGCATTCATTTTTGAATGGTATCAGGTGAGCGCGGCGACCGTCTGGCTCTAGTCCCATTGCACTGAGGTCGAGCAGGCAACGCATGAAGCTTTCCGGCGTGCAGTCCTGCAACTTCGGCGTGCGTGTGAGCGCGGTGATGGCGACCCGTGCGAAGCGATCGACGCTCAGGTGCTTTGGTAGAGCCAGAGCGAACTGGTTCTTGACGTTATCCTCGGAGAGCAGACCCTTGAGAGTCCGTGGCTTATTGGCGATTTGTGTGTTTTCTGTTGTCATGGTAGTTTAGTTTGGTTGGTTAGAATGCGAATGCGTAGAAAAGTGCTGCAATGCCGAAGCCGGTTGCGACTCCGAATGCGTAGAGGGCAATGATGCCTAGTATTGGTGGGTTGTCGTTCATAGATCAAAAGGGGATGTCATCTTCGTTATCGTCGGTTTCAACATAGCCTTGCGTAGCTCGCTGTGGCGCTGCGCTTGGTGCCGAGCTGCTGCCGAACGTCAGCGTCTTGGCATTTCCGATGTAGGTTTTCGGAGCTTTAGCCTGCCGATCCTCCTTTGTTTGTTGCAAAGTAATGCTGTGCGTGTTTCCGTAGTCGTCAGTCTCTCTGCGCTCTGACATGTCGCAGTCGAGGTATGCGCCCTTCTAACCGATGTAGACCGCAGGGTGAGGGATGGCAACATGCAAGCTTCCGTCCTTCGCCGTGAATTTGCGTGCGCCTGGTATCTTCAAGAGGTCGATTTTGATTGGATGTAGGTTGCTCATTTTGTCAGTCTTGGTTTGGTTTCGATTTTGAGTTCGCCGGTCAGAACGCGGTCAATGCCAGAGAAGATCAGAGCCTTGGCAACGCTAGCCGGTTTTGTGTTTGCACGCTTGGCAGCAGCGCGTAGCTGTGCAAGCCCATCTTTGCCCAGCGCGATTGTGACCGCGCCTCGTTTGTTTGTTGGTATCATGTGACGCGCAAAGAATAGTCGATTCCCTTGTAAATTGTAAAGCATAAATTGCAATTATTTTCACTTTGTCGATTTTCCTTTATTCTACAATGGTTGCAGAGCGGGAAATCTAGAATTCCCGAACGGGAAATCTGCGGGAAACCCTATGCAAACCCTATGCAAACCCTACGTCTGCCATACGTCTGCCATACGTCCGGTGATACCGGTCTAGCTCGATATTTGAGCTTGAATTCTCCAGAATCTCTGGTATTATTCTCGCGAACTTGCGAAACGCAGCATTGCGCGTAGTAAGTGGGATTCCTGCCCCGATTGAAAGTTAACTCCATGTTATCGCGAAAGCTAGGTCGGGTGCGGGAATCCAATCACAGCAGATCCACCATGCCTCTCGCAGAAGCACACTTGGTGGATATTTTTTCACAAAACTGATAGAAAAAAACCCCGCCAGTGGGTACTAGCGGGGCTGAATGGCTAAGTCTGGTTCGCTTCGTAAGAGTCGCGCACTTAGCACTGTCGGAAGTAGATTAGCACAATCGGGCGCGGAGTCAAGTGACAATCACGCTTTGCCAGTAGCGTCCGAGTAAGCGTTTGCAGACTTCCCGTTGTGGCTGATTTTGCGCATTTTCAAGATTCCTTTTTTGACCTGCTTTGATAGAAAATCCTGCGCCGTTCTCGGGTTCATTTTGTATTTCGTGCAAAACTCCTCCGTGGTGAATTCATCGGCTCTGATCTTGGTCGTCATCAGTTCTCCCATTTGCTGCATCAGCTTTTCAGCGTTTCCTATCTTCTTCATATCAATCTGCGGTGTAAACTCTCGAATGCACTATTGGCAGCTCGGTCTTGTCCTGATTCCGAGCGTCGAAAATGATTGCACTTGGCTGCGGGATCGCATCAGGGACGACTTTGAATCCATATCGTGTCAGTCCTTGCCATGCTCCTGTGATTGCGCTGATCTGGTTGCCGTCTTGCCAAATGCCGTGACGGTGGCGGTGGGCTCGGATCATTACATCGGGCACTCGTTTTTTGGTTCGCGATCTGGCATGGCTGAGGTTTCCAAGCATGATACTGTGCGCAGATGCCTCTAGGTATGTCCGAGCCGTTGCGCTGATATGGTGAGCGAAATTGTAAAGCTTGCCGTTCATTTCGAGATCGAGAACGTCCCATGCGTGCTGCCCGTTCGATTTGTTCTTGCTTGCTCCTAGTGCGCGTCCTACCGCGATCTCTTGGTTGAGCGTATGCGATTCCGTGCCTTTGATGATGTGGATCGTCGATGAGCGTTCCATGAGGGCGCCGAGAATCTGCTTCACCGCCGTAACTTGGTCGCCGAGATCGGGCGTCATCACCTGCAATGTTTTGTGGTGGATGCCGTCAACAATATCGCCGTTGATGACGATATCGTATGGCTGCCCATCTGTGACTTTCGCCACCCAGCCGTTCATGTCTTGCCAGCATTTCCAGAGCCATTTTTGGAAGTGATTCTGACCGATGGGGTTGCCCTCGTTGGAGATGAAATCCGCAGGCCACAAGCCCACGGTTGACCCCACATGGAGATCGCTGAGAACCAAAATGAGCTTGCTTGTAGTTTTCATGGTTATATGGTAAAGGTGATCCAATCGCGAACGTCCTTGATGTTCCGAGTTCTTATCATGACACAGCCGCCATCTCGCGAGCCTTTGGCGTTTGTATTGCCTTCGATTGTCTGAAAGTTTCCAGCCTTTGTCGGTGCTGAAATAGCGATTCCGCAATGGCTCGTAGAGTGCAATGAGAAAATGCCGATTGCCTCGCCTGTGTGGCTCCTGCGCGTCTTTGTGCTGCGATCCTGAGTGAGACTCCATTCGTCGAAGCCGTAAGCCGCTGCGGTCGTCGGGCGAGCAAAGGTGAGCTTTGATCCATGCTCCTTTTCCCAGCGTGCCATTGCCTCGCGAACTACGAAACAAATAAACGCTGCGCACCATGGCCAGCCAGTGCCGTCGAGTGATGTTGCCGCTTGGTATTGTTGCACGCGTTTGCCCGTGTTGCTGTAACCGATTTCCTTCGTGCCGATTTCCTCGGTGGCAACTTCTTTTATGTATTCGCTCAGTGCTTTCATGGTTTCGTTTCCGTTAGTTTAGTCAATGCTTGCAATGATTCAATCAGTAATTTCCCTTGCTCTCGCTCGCGTTGATGCGCTGGCATGTGAGCCACTGCCGCTCGCAAGCGATTGATAAGAGATGTAATTTCCTCGGTTGCCACCTCCCTGATTTGTTCGCTGAGCGTCTTCATGGTATTTTTTTGTTATGTGAAACCATTGGTATTGCGATGTTTTCTTGATGTTGGCGAAACGGATTTCGTTGACATGCTCATAATGACTTTGAATGCACGCTCTTATCCTTCTGCCAAAAGTCCAAGCCGAAACCCATGACCGCCTGGTAATACATTTCAGAAAGCGGAAAGCGATCCTTGCGCATGAGCGAGCGGAAAAGCCCGTTGACCTGCTCAAACGTTAGTTTAAAATGCTTGGTTGCAGAGAACTGGAAAAGAACGTCATGCACCAGCGATGCGTGGACGTTGGTGGCATGATCTGGAGTGCCGAGCCACACGCCTAGCACTTTGCGCTTCGGACTGCACCCATTCCATGCGTAGCCTTGGGAGATATACAAGATGCCTTCTTCAATCGTCGCCCAGACTCTGCCGCTGTTATCGCAGAATGCCGCGTTGCGGTGGAAGAACGGTATCGGCGTGGCGATGATGCGTTTGGTAACAAAGCGGTAAACTTTGCTGTCAGTAGTGCGAGCGTAGTCTGTGCCGAGCTTAATCATTTTCCGTTAGTTCGTTCAATGCTTGCAATGATTCGATCAGCAATTTCCCTTGCTCTCGTTCGCGCTGATGCAACGGCATGTGAGCTACTGCTACTCGCAAGCGATTGATTAGGGATTCAATTTCTTTAGTTGTCATTATTAGTTTCCGTTAGTTCCGCGCTGTTAAATTCTGGCAATGCTGCGAAATCTTTTTCGATCTGATCTTGCCATGGTTTATTTCTTTTATCCAACTCGTCGGCAATCCATCGCAGTTGACAGCTGGACAAATGCCCTAAGTTAGGACTCGGCCAGTAATACAAAAAGCCGTCAACATCGAGAACAAACTCTTTGCGTTCGTCCACTATATCAATCAGTTTTTGCCTGCGCCTTTTCATATCATTTTTTGTTCACCGCCTCGGTGAGTTTGTCGAGAGCGGTTGAGAGTTTCTCACGCGATTGAGCCGACATTGCTGCCGCTTCGACTTCGCGGTCGTGCATCGCGTCAAGTCGCTTCTGCCGCTCGTCACGCTCTGCCCTGAGTGCGCGGACTGCCAAGACCAGAAAGACCAAGCAAAGCCCAGTGCCGCCTCGTTCTAGCCAAACGTCAAGACCGTCTGGCATGAGTTGAGCGAGTGAGATGCCGCCGAACTGTGAGATGATGGCAGCAAAGGAAAATCCCATGATTTTTGCTTCGAGTTCGATCATAGCGCGGGGGATTCTTCGGTGATGACTACTGGTGGATTGTATGAAAACGCTTTGCCGTCATTGCTGTAACCCTCTGGCATGGCAGTCGGAACGCGATGACTCAACGCTTCGTTGCTGAGTTGATCGAGCAACGAATTGATTGCGTTAGCCGCTGCGCTATTGGCTGCGAACATTGCGAGCGTGCGCTCTACGTTGTCATTGAGAACGGCAAGCAAACGATCTTGCGGCAAAGACCAGAACTGCGCGTTCTCCGATGCAATAACGGTTCCAGCGTAGTGCAAAGCCGTAGCCGCACGGATGATGCCAGCGTCTTTTTCCGCTAGGTCTTTTTCGAGTTGTGTTTTTGGTGTGAGCATAAAAATATTTTGTAATTAGGCTAATTTGGTCAGCGTTAAAAAAGAACCACTTTTTACAATTGTTGTTTCTGTAACGCTTACAAGGTAAGGACTCCAAGCAAGGGAAAAATTTCCTGTGGTCGTCGCGTTGATCAAACCTTTGATTGTTATTTGGTTTTCCGATGCGTTTAGTGCTGTAACGTCCACATATGTGCTAAAAGTATCAAGAGAACCTCTTAAAAATGAAGCTGCAACTGACGAAACCCAGCCTATATAACTCGATGCTATTGATCCCGATCCAGAGTAAATAACTCCGAATTTCATACCGCTAACAGATCCACCTCCCAGTGGACTAGTTTTAATTCTTATAAAAATTTCAAAAATATAACTGCCAGTTTCGTTGATTGCTACAATAAGAGTTGGATCACTCGTCGGCGTATTGGTGTTGCCTCTAGCTGTGTCACTTGTTTTGCCAAGTATAAAGTTTTGCAAATAACGTGCGTCTCCATCCGCTCGCGTCATCAAGCTAGTAGCCGCTGGCGTTCCAGTTCCTGCCGATGTCGGGCGAGTGGTTGATGTGAATGCTGCGCTGCCGCTGATCGTTGGTGCGTCGATTGTCGGCGATGTGCCAAAAACCAATGCGCCGCTGCCCGTTTCGCCTGTGACCGCTGCGGCAAGATTCGCGCTGGTTGGTGTCGCGAGGAAGTTGGCTACGTTTGTGCCAAGATCAGAGCTTTTGACGAGCGTTACAGCCGTGCCTGTGCCGTTACGAAACGACGGATTGCCACTTCCATCTGACCACCATGCAGAGCGTCCAGCGATGACTGTCGGAGCCGTGCCGTTGAGCGTTATAAAGTGTCCAGCCTGACCGCCTGTTGGTATGCTCGCGAAGTGTCCAGTATTGGTCGCGTCTCCTACTACGTTCGCAGCGCCGTTGAAAGTAATGCCGAAGATGTTGCGGGATGTTTCGAGAGCAGTTGCTGTTGATACGTTGGAAGTAGTGAGTGCGATTGTTCCCGATGCGTCAGGAAGCGTCCAGTCACGATTGGCTGTGATGTCCGCTGTTTTGAGTCGCCCAGTAAATGTGTTATAGAACCAGACGAACCACCCACGAACTCGTTCAATGGCAGATTCTATCGTTGTGAAATTGTTCTCGCACTCGATGTAGTAGTCACCGCTGACTGATGTGAGTTTCAACGAATTTCCTCCTGCTGAGCCAATTACTGCGCCGTAGTTATCTTGCGAATAAAATGATGCGCCAATTCCGCTATTGCTTGTGCCAACAACTGCCGTCCCTGTGCCTGATGTGGCAGTAAACACATCGCCGTCAATGTATATTCCAGTAATTGACTCAACGTCTAGAATAGCCGTGCCAGTTTGCGCATCGGAAACATCGGCGAAAGAAATATCCAAAGCATCTTTCAATGCTTGCGCTGAGCCTTCCGCAAAAGTATATGTCAACGTATCGAATACAACTTCATCCAAAATGTTGCAAATTCCAACGGCTAAAGTATCAAGCATTATTTGACCCGTTCCATCGCTTGTCGTCGCGCTTGTTACGGAGTTCGGGCCGGTGTCGCCTTTCGGTCCGATGTTCATCACGACGAGATCTGGCTTGGTATTGCTACCGACTTGCACCTGATCCGGACCGCTGAAAACGCGCACTTCTATTTTGTCAAAG